AAGTATGGTAAGAAAATCTTTGATAAGATTATGGAAGCAATGCAACCTGAATATGAAGATGAAACTCCGATCAATGCATTTGATTTCTGGCAGGGTGCAAACTTCAAACTGAAAGCAAAGAGTGTTGCTGGTTATCGTAACTATGATTCCAGTGAATTTGCTTCCGTTTCTCCTCTGCTGGATGATGATGATGCTATGGAAGCAATCTGGAAGAAGCAGTATTCGCTTGCTGAATTTGTTGCTGCTGATCAGTTCAAGACTTATGAAGAACTGAAAAGGCGTCTTGATTCAGTTCTTGGTTCTAAGTCTTCTGTGCGTCTTGATTCTGAAGAAGGTGAAGAAGAAGAGTATTCTCGTGGTCCTGTGAAGGAACTGACTGAGGATCTTCGCACCGAACTCAACAATCTTCAACCCACTCGTCGTGCTGCTGCGGTTGAGGAAGATGAGGATGATGATGCCCTCAGTTACTTCGCCAAACTTGCCTCAGACGATTGAAATCCGATTATTACATTGAACGTGTAAGCAAGTCCGAAGCCGCAGAGTTACTTCTGCGGTTTCATTATCTTAAGGACTTTTCAAAAGGTTTTAAGTCTGGGTATAATTATGGTCTTTATAAGAATAATGACTTCTGCCCATTGAATATTGGTGGTATTCGGGGAGTCTGTGTGTTCACTGGACTCCCTGTTCCTGAAGTCGCACAAGGAGCATTTGGATTAGAACGAAATGAGCAAGAAGGACTCTTTGAACTTTCAAGACTTTGCATACATCCTGACACCCAACAGGGAGAGCATAATATCACTTCTTGGTTCGTTTCAAGAGCGATTAAACAGTTACGAAAGGATACTGAAGTTAAAGCAATCATCTCTTACGCTGATAGTGATTTTCATACTGGCACAATCTATCGCGCTTGTAACTTTGTATATGCAGGTCTTACAGATGCAAAAAAAGATTTCTACTTTGCAGACGGCACCAAGCATTCAAGAGGTAAGATGAAAGGTGCCGCAGGAGAGTGGAGAGACCGCTCCCGCAAGCACCGATATGTAATGATGTTTGATAAGAATCTAAAACTTTTATGGACCGATGAGACGAGTGTTCTCCGTCCTGATTAGTTTCTTATCAACATACTGAGAACTTCTATCATAATTCATAATTACTCTCATGTCATTTAAAAATTGTTGTAAATATCCTTCTCTAAGAACATAAATCTGTCGCTTCTCCTCATTTAATTTAGATTCATATTCATAGTTTGTAACACCTATAACTGGATTTATCTGACCAGTTGTGTCTGGTGCAAATGATGTAGTTTCATATGCACCGATACCTTTGTATGTTTCACCAGATGGTACGGTGATTTTAAAGTTTGAATCAACAACTTGACCTTTTAGTAGAATCAATCGTCCTTTTGAGTCTTTGACTTCAATGGTTTCATAGTGATGAATGTCCGATAATTTTGCAAGAGTATATTTGTTCTCGGCATAAACATATAAATCACGGTTAGATAATGGCCACTGATCTCTTACATTGATGATGCCAGCAGTTAATAGTACAACCCAATCATAGTCTGCACTTCCAAATAATTTTTCGGCAACAATATCTGGTCTTTCACCCTCTTCAATTTGATATTTACTGAATAAAGTTGCCTTATCTTGCAACCAGTCAAGTAATTTAACTCTACGAAATAGATTTTTAACTCTTATATATTCCTTTGATGAGTTCTTATGTGGAAGAAAAGATTGATAATCTAAATCTGGCAATTCTCTGAAATAACTCATTTTAGTATCCCACTCCTATTCTTGCTTCATCATCAGTTTCATAATGCTCGGAGTAAATTGGATCGATTTCTTTGAATGTTAATCCCATTTGAATATGAACTGGTGATCCATCTTCATACGTCGAATAAGTCCCAGATGCTGTATAATTTACAGCAACGTCAGTTAATGCACAAGGTTTAAATGTATTCAAGAATGGATGTTTATTTGGACCACTTTTATAAGTCAATTGAAAAAGACTTGGTGCGGATATAAACAATCCTATATTACTATTTGATCCAGATCCCGCTCCGCCACTTCTTGCAGACATTTCTTTTTTAAAAGTTCTAATAATCTGTTTAACTTCTTCTGCTTCATTTCTAGATCTTGGTGCCATATCAAAAGTAAATTGGAATTGTCTTAAATTTATACCTTCAAAGAGTAGTTCTAAGTTGGAGTTTAGAATTTGTCCTGTTGTTCTAGCAATTAATGATTGTGGTGATACATTTCCTCCTGCTATATTTGTTGCTTTTGCCGCAAAATATTGCACTACTGCTTTTTGAAATTCTGGAGGAACATTTTTACCAGCGGATTTAAGTTGTTCAAAGTAAGAATTAAATGCATTTAGAGATAGACTTTTAGGACCTCCTTCTATAAGTCCAGCAGCAGCTCCTGCTACGACAGCTTCAACAGGATTAATTCGATCTTCACCCCAACTTACAGAAATACTATCACTAACATTTTGAGGTATTGGTAAAAGTATATAACCTTTTGGACTATTTTGCTTTGGTTTTAATCTTTGTCTTGCTGTTTGCGATTTTGGGGGGATACTTCCAGCATCAAATTTACCAGCAACATAATCAAAAATTTTAATTTCCAAGTAATCCGAAGTATTATCTAATCTTTTTCTTGGATATCTAAATTGATAAGGACCATTGCTACCAGCAGTTCCAGCAGCAACATTTGCGGAACCGTATGCATTTGCATACGCATTTTGAGTGGCTGCTATTGTGTATGCTTCACTCCCTATTGGAGCACCGACATTGAGTGGCATTTATGATACTTTTTTAGTTATTTATTCGGAAATTTGCAAAAGGTATTGCTTGCAAGTCTTTGATTTCCGAAGGAAAGACTTCATACAAAGATCCAGCAACCTCATCCCAAGTATATTGACGAGTTTCACCCCAGTGCATATTGATTCCTTTAAATCCCCATTTAAAAACATCTGTCACTGCAACCAAAGGATTTTGATCAAATTGGATATTTGGAGTTTTGGCATTATAAACAAAGATATAAAATTTACCTGGTCTTGGCATTGTCCCACTTTCAGGAATCACTTCTAAAAGTTCCAACATTAAATCATCACCACTTTCTTTTCCAGTGATTCCATCAAGAACAGCACGAACTCGGTTTTGATTCGTATCTGTATCTGTGACCTTTTTTTGTTGCCTTTCTTTTAGACTTTTTCTTGGCATTATTTAATATTTAAGTGATCTTCTGTAATTACTTTAAATTCATATCCACGATCTGCACACCATTCTTTTGCTGCTTCCCACTTTGCTTGATTTTTAGCATACTCGTATACTTCGGCAATATATCCTTTTGTTTGCCTTTTTGGTTTTGGTGGTGGAACAGTTTGTCTTTTTGGTTTGATCTCGATCATATATTTTTTGATAGAACCATTTTCCTCTTTGACTTTGATAAGGAAATCTGGAAAATATCTATGGACTCTTCCATCAATTGGAGATCTATAAGCAACACATTTTTCCTCAGAAGACCACTCCAAAACATTTTCATTCAGATCGCAATAGACACAAAATTTTCTTTCCCATAACGATCTGTATATGATGTTTGTTGGATCTCCAACATATTTTTTTGGATATGATGGTTTATATTTTCCCTTATATGACATCTAAATAACTAAAAGACTCATAATAGGTATTTAGAGTGCCTGCACCAAGACCAAGAAAAATATCAGAGTTTAAACCATTATTCAGTAGACTTGCCCAAACATCACATTATCAAGTGATTTTTGGAGGTCTTTCTGGACCACTGAGATCTTATTTACTTCAAAGAGGAGTTGATTCTAGATTTATTAATGAATCCGTTGGATTACTATGTAATTCTGCTTCACTTCCAGGAAGTTCTTTTGCAACATCAGATATTGTTGGAAACTATACTGGTGTTGCTGAAAAAATGGCACATACCAGAACTTTTGTTCAACTAGATTTGGAATTTTACGTTGATCACTCATATAGAACTTTAAAATTCTTAGAGCACTGGATGGAGTTTATTTCCAGTGGATCTGGTGAGCAACCCTATAAAGAAGGGTATCATTTTAGAATGAGATATCCGGACCAATATAAGTGTAATGCTACACGCATTATAAAGTTTGACAGAGATTATAACAGATATATTGAATATACTTTTTATGGATTATTTCCACTAACATTAAATTCAACATCAGTATCTTATGAGTCTTCTGGAATTTTAAAGGCAAGTGCATCTTTTAATTATGAAAGATATGTTTGTGGAAGAACTTACAGCATAGATATTGCCAGAAGAGAAGACAATAATAAAATTGCAGAGACAAGAACTAACTTCTTAAATGAAACAAGTTCCAATAGACCAATCTATGTTCCTGTCTCTGCTGGTGCAGCGGGAGCAGGTGGAGTTAGATTTAGACCCATTGACGTTCCTACAGGAGAAGCAATCGTGACAGGTCAACTTTATGATCAATTTCCATCAGCAAAAAATTCTAGTTCAGTAATAGGATCTAGACGAACCCTCTAAATAATTTTATCTGACTTGTAAGGATTATTATGCCTTTACCAAAAATTTCTACTCCAACCTATGAGTTGGAGATTCCTTCATCTAAAAAGACAATTAAGTATAGACCTTTTCTAGTCAAAGAAGAAAAGATTTTAATTATTGCGATGGAAAGTGAAGATGCAAAGCAAATTGCAAATGCGGTTAAAAATGTAATTTCTGCTTGCATTCTAACAAAAGGTGTCAAAGTTGATGATCTGTCAACTTTTGATATTGAATACTTGTTTCTTAATATTCGTGGAAAATCTGTCGGGGAAGATGTTGAAGTTTTGATTACTTGCCCAGATGATAATGTGACACAAGTTCCTACTCTAATTAATCTTGACGATATTAAGGTTGAAGTTGCCGAAGATCATTCAAGAGATATTAGACTTGATGATAATTTAATTTTGAGAATGAAATATCCTTCAATGGATGAGTTTGTAAAAAGTAACTTTGCTGCTGGTGGAGAAATTGGCGTATCAGAGACATTTGATTTGATTGCTTCTTGTGTGGAACAAGTTTATTCGGAAGAAGAATCTTGGGCAGCATCTGATTGTAGTAAAAAAGAACTTCAAGAATTTATTGAGCAATTAAGTTCTAAGCAATTTAAAGAGATTGAAAAATTCTTTGAAACAATGCCTAAGTTATCTCATACAATTAAAGTTACAAATCCAAAAACTGGTGTTGAAAGTGAAGTTGTATTGGAGGGTTTGTCAGCTTTTTTCGGGTAAGTATGGCTCATGAAGATCTTGAGTCATACTATAAAGTCAATTTTGCGTTGATGCAGCACCATAAATATAGTTTGACAGAGTTAGAAAATATGATACCGTGGGAAAGAGAAATTTATCTTTCTCTTCTTAAACAATATATTGAGGAAGAAAATCTTAAACAGGGAATAAATGGCTGAGATTCAATCGCCAATATCAGGAGGATTAAGAGTCGCTAGACGAACAGTGTCTGCTGATGCTTTTGTAAGAGCAACACCAGCACCTTCTCCTGTTGCTCAACCAGATCCAGTTACAATATCATTAATTCAAAGAAATTCTCTAGCATTAAATACAGTTTCTGGACAACTTGCATCTCTTACTCAGCAAGTAAGTTCTTTGAATGCATCTATGCAGTCTGTTTTTGTAAATATTAATCAGAGTGCTGCATTAGAAAGAAGAAGAGAAGTTCAAGAACAAAATCAAGAAAGAAGACTCGC